ATCGGCATCAAGCGTGATGTTACTGTTTACCGTGAATTCAAGCCAAAGAAGGATACAATCGAATACACACTCTTCATCCGTGTTGGTGTGGCAATCGAGAATCTTGATTCTTTCGTAGTTGTAAAGAACGTCAAGATCGCATCCTGAAATTAGTTATCTAGTGCGTCAGGGAGGGATTAAAATCCCTCCCTTTCGCCTTTTCTGATATAATTAATGTTGAGGAAAAGGAGTTTTAATGTCTTTTAATACAATGAAAACGGCTGATTTAAAAAAGGTAGCGGAACATTTCGCTGTTGATTTAGAAGATGCAAAGACAAAGGGTGCAATACTTTCAGCATTAGAAGAAGAAGGAATCACATACGAAATGTACGATAAATTTCTTAATGCGGAAACAGTAAAGCCAGATATTTTAGATAAGCCTAAAAAGCGTGAGTCCAGTCCAAATGATGTGCTAGTAAGAATGGATAGAGAGAATGCACACTATGAAGTAAATGGATATACATTTACTAGAGAGCATCCATTCGCAGTAATGCATCCAGATGATGCGGAGTTTATATTTGAAACTCAAGAAGGATTTAGAATGGCTACCCCACGCGAGGTTCAAGAATACTATAATTAATAGGAGTGATGGCAATTGATAGAAACATATACTGGTACTAGAGGATTAATAAATATAACCACTCATGATATCTATGGATTGCCAACGCAACCAGATAATAATTTAAATCCAGCCGTAGTAGTAAGAGATCCAGAAACGAATCAGATTTTACTTCAGTCTGTCGCAAGTCTCCTGGATACGGACTATCCAGGAGACTACCAGTTTGTTATACCTTCACAGTATGTTCAATATGATAGAGTACTAAAAATTGAATGGTCATATACTATAGATGGCTCTCAAATTAAGGAGACCGACTTTGTTTATGTAATTACTCCATATTCAACTGTAGATGAAGTAGTATCGGAACTTGGATTCTCTATGAGGCCAGAAGACTCTAACTATTACTCTTATGAGAAAATACGCAGCGCGGCCCGTGTCGCAAGAATGATGATAAACACCGAACTTGGATTTTCTATTGGTAAATATGAGAAAACAGTAGTTGCTTATGGCGATGGAGCAGACGTTCTTCTTCTACCAGAAAAAATAATAAGTATCTCATCAATATATGAAAATGATGAGTTGGTTATAAATAACTCAAATAACTACAATGTTTTTGGATACGAGGTAGAAGTTACTGAAACTGGATACGGTATTAGAATAATTCCTACAAACCCTGGCGATGACATAGATGAAGAAGAAGAATTTGATTACATAGGATTGAATAAGGGTAGGTTTAGAGATGGGTATAGGTATGAAATAACTGGAACATTCGGATGGAACTATGTTCCAGTAGAAATTAAACAATGCATGTACCTTCTAATTAATGACCTACTTTGCAACGACTCTCTTTGGAGAACAAAATACGTTAAAAAAATAAATAGTGGTCAAATGTCTGTAGAGTTATCAAGTCAGTCCTTTAATGGTACTGGAAACGCTTTGGTTGATGCTATTTTACAAAAGTTTAAGATGATACAGGCTGTGATTATTTAATGTATGGATGCTTACAAAGTTCTGTATTCAATATGACTGCTGATATTTATTATCAAATAGAATCTCAAGACCCATCTACTAACGAAATTGATAGAAGATGGTCACTTTTAAAAAATATATCTTGCACTATAAATCCAATTAGAGAGAGCGGTGGTTCTGCAACATCAGATAATAAATATTTTTCTAAAGAGTATACAGAAGATTTAGAAACAAAAATGTATAGTATGGAGCAATTAAGTAAAAGATGGCGCGTTTCAGGAATTAAAAATAACTCTGGAACCGCTCTTTATAAAGAAATAGATAGAATATCTAGTCCAGATACCATATTTGAGGTCTATGCTTCACACCCGATACTTGACATATTTGGAAATATTCAATACTATGAAAATCATTTAAGAAGAACTACGGTACAGAGTAATGATTAATATCAAGGTTACTGAGTCTTCTAAAAATGAATTATACATGGAACTAGAAAATAAAATTAGAGGTATGCAGGAATTATCAAGTTCTGAAACATCAAGAGATATTATGACGGCAGCATATTCTATTTCCGCATTAAAGTTTATTAAGCATACCAATCTACTCGCAAGATCTGCAAAAAAATCATTTCACCATGTTTATGAATGGGGTGCGGTGGGAAGAGAAAATGGTAGGCTCTTTAGAATAATAAAGAGACAGGCTGGGTCTACATCTGCATCTGTTTACTATAAATTTAATAACTCAAAAAAGTCCAGCCCAATAGCACCAGAACTAAGAAAATCTGGTAAGACTGGTAAAAAAGTAACTAAGAGTGGGGTCTTTAAAAGAAAAGCGGAAGTTATGGAGTCTGGATCTCCTGTATCTTTTATAACATCTAGAAATATTGCATTTAGCACTAAAGATAGTGGGATAGTTTTTATCCCTCCAGGTAAAAAAATAAATATTATGAATCCAGGAGGTCAGGACACAAATGGATCATTTAGGAGCCACTTTGTTGCTTGGTGGAAATTAAATTTTCCCAATGTGCTAGAAACGGAAAATATTCCAAAATCTTTAGAGGTAAATGTGGCAAGAGCCTTATCTGCGAAAGGAGCGGGTCCAGCATCTGCCAGATCTGCTATTAAAAGAACTCTATCCCCACATCTAATAGTTGGAAGTGTAATATGACAATATATAGAGAAAATGCTAGATCTATAATAAATGCCTTTTTGTGGAGTGAAATTAAAGAATCTGGCGTACTGGATGATGATGACTATAGGCCAGATAATTTTACAAAAAGTTTAGTACCAATTATACCAGCACAAGAAGTTCCAGAATTTAATAATCTTCTTCAGGATAAAACATATATAATTTATGATTATGAAATAAATGATTATATGGATAAATGGTGGATTTGTGAAGAATCAATGTCATATTCCATAGTGGGAACTAAATTCGGCAAGGTTATGGAAATAACAGAACTAATGGTCGATTTGTTTAGAAGAAAAGACTTGTCTGGTAAAGATTTACAATCATTTAATACTAACCAGGAAAAAATAAAATTTTATTCTGCATGTTTAGATTATGTCAGCAGCCCCTCCCCAGCGGAATCAGAGGGCGGAAGAATAGTTGGAGTAGTACAAATAACATATAAATATTCTAGAGAAGTAGATTCAACTGGAAGGTTTACATAGTTTGCTTTCCTCCTTAACAATGTTATTATATAAAAGAGGAATGATCAATCTGGATATTAATAAATTAATATCCGAAAGGTAGGTGAAAATTTAAATGGCTGGATCTATTTCCAATATTCTCGTAGGTGCTGCACAGATCTTCTTGAGCAAGAATGACAGCACAGACGTTTCAGGTTATCCAAAGGCTATGCCGACATTTGGTAACAAGAAGGCATCAGCATACTTGTTAAACGACGGAGTAGCAGACTGGAGAGATGTTGGCTTCACATCAGAAGGACTTGAGGTTTCTTACGAACCACAGTACGGAGAGGTTGAAGTTGATCAACTCCTTGACTCCGCCCGTATCTTCAAGACACAGTTGAGAGTCATGCTTCGTACTTCCTTCAATGAAGGAACATTCGAGAATATCAACACAGCATTCGGACAAAAAGACGCCGCTGTAACAACAGCAGTCGTTACAGGAGGATCTGCTGGTACACCAACAACTACACCAGTTGCATCATACACAGCAACTCCATCAGGATCAGGAGCAGCAAGAGTAATGAATCTTGAAGGAGGCTCACTTGGTGAGGCTCCTGTAGAAAGAGGACTCGTTGCTATTGGCGCTGCACCAACATCCTTGTCAGCAGACAAGTCTGAGAGAGTTTATCTCGCTCGTCGTGTACTTTCAATGGAGACCGTTTCACACGCTCTCCGTAGAAATGAGTCAACTGTCTACCCTGTTACATTCCGTTGCCTCCCAGACCCACAGTTCCCAACCGCTGAATACGGTGAGGTTCTTGATCGCGTTTGGTCAACACAGTAATTAAATTTATAACTTAATAAGTAGTAAAGGTGCGGCCCCGCAAATGCGGGGCCAATCCTTTATGTTTTGAGCAACCATTTTGATATAATTATATTGCTACTTAGGAGGAAAAAATTGGCAACAACAATTTATGATACTGCTGAATTAGAACTGGAAAACGGAGACAAGATCATTGTCAAGCCTTTACCAATTAAGCAGTTAAAGAAATTTATGAAAGTAATTAGAGAGTTAGACTCAGAAGAAGTTAAGAGTGAAGAAGATGCTATGGATATATTTATCCAGGCTTCTATGATTTGTTTAGAAAAGACTAGGCCAGACCTTTCAGAAGACAAGGACGCCTTTGAGGAAAGTGTTAATATTCCTACAATGATGAAGATTCTTGAGGTTTGTGGAGGGTTAAAGATGAATGACCCAAATCTCCTAGGGGCGGCTCTAGTTGGGACGACTTAGATCTAGCCTCTTTAGAATCGGAGGTTTTCCTTTTGGGAAACTGGAAAAACTATGAAGAACTAGAAGATCAATTGTCTGTAGATGAGTTATTAGCAACGCTAAATGCTCAAAGAAAGCGCAGATATGAAGATCAAAAATTCTTTGCAATGATCCAGGGCATTGATATATCTGATAGTGATGAAGTTTCAGATATCGCAGACCTAAAGGGTGCCACAGCCGTCCAGCAAGGATTTGGTGTAGGTGTGGGACTTGGCCATGCCATCATGGAGGTAGTTGAGCCATGAGTCGCATAGAACTTAATATAGTTGCTACGGGTAATTTTAGAAATGTAGAAACTTCAGTTGCTAGATTAAGATCTCAAATAGATTCTCTCAATGCCTCTATGATGAGCATTGGGTTTAATTCTGCATTATCTAATTCAGTATCATCATTCCAAAATCAGTTCAACAACGCCATTGATAGTAGCGGCATGTTTGAACGACACATGGTAAACCTTACAACAGAAACTACTAGATTCGGCAGGAGCCTTGAGTCTGGTAGCGCTAGGCTTGGTCAATTATTTAAAGCAGCCTCTGACTATAGAAGAGGCGAGTTAGGTCAAATTAGACAACTTGCAAGAGAACAAGTAAGGCTTATGAATTCCACAACCATGAGAATGGCTGATGGTGCTACTCAAGTAATTGTTCCTAGAGGAATTGATGAAGGAATTGAAAAGCAAAGAATTCTTAATCAAGAATACAGAATCTTTAGACAAG